AGTACCAATGCCTACATTACCTCCATCCGTAATAGTCATTCTAGGTGTAAATGTATTTGCAAATAGGTTAGAGTCAGTTGAACTACTATTAGTACCGAACTCCCAATTACCGTTAACTGCTTGAATGGCAAATGAACGGTAGGTAGAACCTGATATGGCTTCTCCTATGGCAAAACCCGGAGCAGCAGCAGTATTATCAAACTGAAAAGAAGGAATTGTAGAAAGATCACTATCTATTGATAAAACATGAGGAGGATTACTAGTACCAATGCCTACCTCACCTCCATCCTTGATGACCATTTTAGTGGAAGGAGCAGCATTATAAGTAGTACTAGTCTTAAACTCGAATCTACCTCCCTGACTTCCATCTCTCAAACCTACTAGGGTTACCCCATTAGTAGCACCACCGGCTATCCATCTAATAGCATTACCTTCATTAGTACTACCATTATTATTTTCTAATATTATAGTCTCTTTTACACCACCAAATAGTAGGTCTTTAATATGAAGTTTTTCAGAAGGATCACTTTCTCCAATGCCTACGTTACCTTCAAGAATGATATCTCCACCATCCTGACTCTTAATTATTTTAGCCATTAGCTGTTCTCCAATGTTTCTATTCTTGATAGTAGTTCGTCATTCTTATCTGATAACTCTTGAATTGCATTTACTAGCATAGGTACTAAATCTTTTGCTGTAAAAGTATTACAGTCAGCTAAGCCCAACTGTTCTCTCTGGCTAACAATATTTGGATCAACTAAAGCTACTTCCTGGGCAATAAACCCCGGATGAACCTTTCCCCCATCGTTCATATCGCTGTTGGTTTTCCAGGTAAAAGTGACTGGATTCAAAGAGTTAACTTCAGATAATCCTTTTGTGTAATTATGGATATTTTCTTTAAGTCTAGAATCAGAGGTACCTGCTATTATAATACCGTTTGCATCTGTAGCTAATGGGTCCGTAGAGGTAAGTTGATTTATGACAACTTTACTGTCACCTCTAACTTCAAACGTAGTCTGTGCAAATCCATTAGTACATACTAAACTATAATCACTAGATGTGACCCCTCCGGTACTGGCCCGAATTGCAGTACTACCTCCACCAGGACCATTTACCTGTAATTTGGCACCAGGAATACTAATACCAATGCCTACGTTACCGGAGGGAATTATATTTAATGCCGGAGAATTATTATTAAGTAATGAAAGAGTGTTATTATTAAACTCAAGACCTGCATATGTATTACTTCCAGAGTTTCCATTAGAAAGGAAAAGGTTGGCAGGGTTACCGGCCTGACTAGAAATCATTACCTCTGTTCTACCCGAAGACTCTACCCATAATTCTGTCTCTGCCCTACTAGATAGTCCACTATCTCCGTTTTTTATGTGTACGTTGTTCTCAGGACTACTAGTACCAATGCCTACTCGACTATTTGTCATATCAATGGACATTTGAGTTTCACCTACAAGGTCATTAAATTTAGTAACCCCTGCACCATGTACTATTCTTAATCCGTCATTAAATCCAGTACCTGTACTATTACGTAAATATATGGAAGAAGCAGTTGTTCCTGTATTGTTAGTCCATATATCTAATGCAACTTCAGTATTATCATTCTTAATGATTTCTAATTCATTAGCGTTCTGAGGATTGTTACCTATAGATAACACCCCAGTATGATTAGTATTACCGCTAATTCCACCTGATAACGTAGTAGCTGCAGTAAAGTCATTAGTACCTGTCCACGTATTGTTACCGGCAAGTAAGGTATCTGAAGGGTCTTCACCAAGTACTCCCGGCCTTTCAATAGACCAGTTGGCAGCTCCAGCGTTACCGGACAATTTAACCCAACCATCAGATACATCAATGATAAAAGATTCAGCAACATTGTCTATAGATTCTCCACCATTAGGAGTAATCGTAATATTATTAACTGAAGCATTATTATCTTTGTCCATTACCCAGATAACTTGGTCTTCCAATTGTGCAGACAATTCAGGTAAGGCTATTGTACGTGCATCAGTCCCTGTGTCAACAAGATAAGTATTTCCATTGGTTGCAGCGGTAGAGGCCGTACTAGTAACTATAACACCGAGAGAAGCACCTCCGCTACCGGACCCGCCAACCACTTGCCAACGTTTAGTCTCACTATTATATACTAAGATAACGGAAGCTTGATTAGCGACCACAAGGTCTGTTTGAGTTCCTGTACGTATACGTTCCTCAGCCTCAGTAATACTACCGTCTTCATTCTTAATAGTTACTCCACCAGTTAACTCTACAGTCATAATATAGATATCGGACTGAGGATTAGTGATGCCTCGTAAGATATTATCAGTTCCAGCTATTATCTTATGTAGTCCATCTTGTGTAGCAAAATTTACAGGACCACTGGCAGGAAGGTTAATTAAATCAGTAGTTACCGCAATATCGTCTATAAGTGCATTAGTTAGTAAGTTACCTTGCATGTCTACAGAGCCGCCAATAGCTCCACCTGCCTTGTCATACTTTAAATCTAAAGCCGTTTGGGTAGCTGTACTTATAGGCTTGTCAACATCGCTAGTGTTATCAACATTAGATAACCCTACTTGATCTTTACTGATTGTTTTATTGGTAAGTTCCTGAGCTCCATCGATAGTTACGATATCCCCAGCAGTAGTTCCACCTACAGTATTACCATCTAACTGGTTGATTTCACTAGAAGTAGCAGTTACTGAAACTCCAGTCTCATTTATTTCTGGTAATGTTAATTCTTTATTTGTCAGTGTTTGATCATCTGTAGTACCGACCACATCCCCAGTTACCCCGTGAACTCCAGTAGTTAAAGTAGAGTGGGCAGATACGTCAGCGTCTATAGCAGCATCAGTTTGAGTTGTGGTGTAAGCACCTACTTGTGCAGCAGTCACTCCATGAGGATTACTTGTGTCCCCCACGTGAGTATCTACATTTGAGAGAGCAGTTTCTACATCGACAGCTCCACCTAAGTTAGTCTTAGACGGAGTACTAATAGCTGAGGCAGCATGGGCTCCTGTAGCTTCTCCTTCATGGTCATTTAAATTACTCTGTACGGCAGCAGCATCACTAATAGCTTGGGTGGCATCAGCCTGCGCAGCCTGTACGTCAGCGTCATCAGCTAAGGTATAGCTTTTATTTTGAACAGTTAGAGTTCTTTTTGTGGCAGCATCGATACCTGTAAGATCTAATTCTGCCTTCTTACTCGTGTCCGTGTTATCGGAAAAGTCAGGATCTATAAGGTCTTTGTTGGATAAGTCTTGGTCATCAGTCGTACCTACTACGTCACCAGTTACCCCGTGAACTCCAGTAGTTAAGGAGGAGTGTGCAGAAACGTCGGCATCTATAGCAGCGTCTGTCTGTGCAATAGTGTAGGCATCAACCTGTGCCGCCGTTACCCCGTGAGGATTGGCCGTAGAAGCAATGTGGTTATCTTGATTAGTACCGTCAACAGATACATCTCTACCATCCACATTTCCTGTCACGACAATATCACCCGTGACAGTAAGTGTGCCATCAAATGTGTCCGTACCCGAGTTATTTAGCTTATTATCTTGTAGGTCAGTAATATCCCCGGCAGCATTTGCAGGCAAGTTATTTAGTTGACCAGCTGTGGCTGTCACTGCCTGATCTTCATTTAGCTTAGGGTTGTTTAATCTTTTATTTTCGAGTGTTTGTGTTTCTTGTAGAGTAACAATTTCGTCATCTACCGAGTCGGGCAAGGACAATGTAAAGTCAGCCGTAGCATCCTCTGTCAGGGTAGACTTCGGTTTTATTTCTATATTTTCGCCATCTTGGTTTACAAATACAAACCTAAACAGTTTTCGTAGACCACCTAATACATTCATCGGTCATACCTTATATGCTAATATAAATAAACAAAAAAACCTCCCCTCAAGTAAACTTTTAGGGAGGCAGTAGTGTGGAGGAGGATCACACTACCTAGTTCCCTATCCTATTTCTAGAAAAGGAACCTTACTTAATTCTTGAAGTGTCAACAAACTCTATAGCAAAGTGAACCTTACCTGCTGTAGCAGCAGAAAAGGAAGCAAGTGCAATCTTTCCAGATACTTCACTAGCAGCTTCCTTAGTTAACTCTTTAGCTCCAGTAGCTTCCAAGTCCGCTTGGTTAGTTCCTGTGGCAGCGATAGCAATATCAGTACCGCCAACAGATAAAGCAAAACCAGTAGCGTCATTTAGAGCAGTTTCTACAGAAGCGTATACGTTCGTAACAAATGATCCAGCAGGAAGACTTGCAGAAAACTCTAGGGCATCTTGTCCGTCATACTGAAAATCATAAGTACATTTAGCAATCTGCTTGGCAGAGCTAGCAAGTACAGCAGCTTCTCGTTTGTTAATTCTTTTAGTCTCAAGCTTTCCAGCTTCAGTTCTCAATGATCCTTTAGGCATTATAATAGTCCTTTTTGTTTAAAGTCTGTCAAAAGAAAGACTGGGTTAAAGAAGATAGCCCGAAGGCTACCTGTAATAATTAGCTGATAGTAAAACCTTTGATCTTACCAACAGAAGCGGGGTGAGTACAAATCAACATGTTGTGTCCACGTAAGTACTGCTCGTAAGTATCTGTTCTTGATCCGGTAGCAGCATCAAATCCTAAATGGAAGTCAGCCATGTTACCAGTTTTAACAACAGCAATATCATCGTTAACTAGCTCGATAACTTTCTTATTAGAACCCTTAGCTTCCGGGATGTGCCAGATAACATCTTTAGGAATAAACTCAGAACCTTTAACTTCTAAGTTATCGTCTTCATGGATATATCTGAAAGTAACAACACCACGAGTGTCATCTTTAACAGCGTGGAAACGTCTGTCAGTTTCACGTCCTTCAACAAGAGCAGAACGAGTTTCAGGAGCCATACACATGTATTTCCAGTTATAAGTTCCGCCACCTGTGTTAATCTTAAGATCATTCAAGTTAGCTTCGATATGCTTAACGTCGATAACTTCACCTTCAGCATCCTCGTGAGTAGCACCTAAGAAGCCAGAAAGATTAACCTGATGAACAAGTCTTCCATCGTTAGCTGCCAAAGACTCAAGTCCAACCATTGGAGTGTAAAGTCCTAGGTCATCAGAAATACTTTCAAGATTAACTCCAACAACTCCAGACTGAGCTTCAGGTTGTCCGAATCTTAGGAAAGTGTCAGTAGCCGCAGGAGTCCACGTATCTACAGTAGTTTCCTGGAAGCTGGAGTTTAGTGATTGTAAAGTAATCTGATTCTTACGTCTGTTTCTTTCAAGAACTTTCCAGTAAGCATGGTCAGCAGTTCCACCAGTTACAGCAGAACCACCAGCTCCAGTGTTAGTAGCATTAGTGTGAACAAGGATGTCGTCTCTGTCAAACCAACCAACGTGCCCTATTTTAGAGCTATCTAAAGTAACTGTAAATTTACCATCACCACCAGCAGTAGCAGAAGCGGCGTAACCTAATCGGCCTGTTCCATCCTGATAGATTTCCTTAGCTAGAACTCTTTTCTGAGAAATACCAGAAAAGTAGATTTGTTGTGCTAGGGAAATAGCGTCTGCCTTTTGTCCACTCTTTTGAAGTCTGTCAACAAGCTGAGCGTCAACTGCAATAGTTTGAGCGATCTCTTTAAATCTTGCGACACCTTCTTGAGTTCCAATAGAAAATGGTTTAGGGAAAGGTCTGTTAGATTGTCCAGGATTTACACGCTGAGTTCCTGCTGGAGCATATCCAGTAACCATGTCATAGTTGTAAAGCTTGGAAGGTGGAATGTTTACAGTACGTGACTTCAACATGTCCCAGTCTGAAAAATCCTCAGAAAGCTGCCCGTAGATAGCTGTTGAGTATACCTCTTGGGTAAATGTACCCATATCCAATTCGTTAATATTCTTAAATATTGTTGACATCTTTTAATCCTTTAGTTAAGGAGGGTTGTCCCTCATAGTTTAAATTTTACTTTATCGAACAGGCTATCCCAGTCTCTCCCACCTATTAGGGAGCTAATGGTATCTTTGCCTTTATCGATCCCCCTAGCAGAAGATGACTGTACAGCTTCCATAGCTTCAGCTTTCTTCTGTTTCAGGGCCTTGTTAGTGTTTTGTTTTACTTTACGGTTGACTGTAGCATTCCAAGCCTTTGCTGCCTTCTTGAATTCCCTTTCAATAACAGCGTTAGTTAGCTTATTACCACCTTCTTCCAGTTTACTTAGGTTACTCATTGTAGCTTTCCAGATCATAGAATCAATTGCATGTTCCTGATCGGGGTTACCAAGCTTACCTTGAAACCTATACTTAGAGAAAATAGGATTAACTTGTGACTGTCTTTCTGCTAACTTAGCAGCTTCGGTCTCTTTAGCAATACGTTCTTCACGTTCCTGCTGTTGTCTTTCCATTCTCTCAATACGTTTGGCTAATGTCTCTTTTTCCTTACGTTCCTTATAAACTTCTAGTTCTTCAGGAGATGCTTGATCAAGAAATTTAGCCTCTTCGACCTTCTGTTGGATGTAAGCTTCTAGACCTCCTTCGATCCCTTGAGAGATCAAAACTCTGTCCATCAAACCTTCCGGTCCCTCATTACTTAAAATACTATCTAGTTGTTGATAGTTTTCAGCAGCTTCCTTCAAAGATTCCACTTGACTACGAAACGTGTCAGCTTCCTTCTTCCATCGAGGAGCCTGGGCCGCCAGTTTAACTTGCCGCTTTACCAATTCCCTATCAGATAGGTCTATCGATATCTTCTTTCGACCACTACCATCATTGACGTAAGCCTCTAGGATGTCACTCGGCGTCTGGTCAGACTCCGCATCTACAGTCTCACTGTCGTGCTCGCCTTGGGTATCAAGGTTAGCAGACTGTGGGTCTACTTGCTCCGGAACACCCTCTACTTCAGTATTAACTTCAGTAGTTTCCGGTTGGGTTTCTTGTGGTTCGCCGCCGGTCGGTTGAGCGTCCCCCAAGAGAGATGTTATCGCACTGTCAATTGCGTTTATTCCAAAATTGTCACTCATCTGTTCTCCTCTTAATTGTTATGAGTTCGTTATACAATAAGTCCTTCTTGTGGACTGTCAAGTGTTTGTTGCTCAGAATCTGCAGGAATTCCGGCAGGTTCTACCTGTCCAGCTATTTGCTCTGGGGGCACGATATTATTTCCTTGCTGTTCCTCAGCAGCTAGTAGTAATCTTTGTCTGTGATGTTCCCTAATTAGCTCTCTTATCTCTAAAGGTAAATCAAAAAACTCCCTAGACATCTGATAACTGTCTGAATATACTAACATATTTTCATGGTCTTGAAATTCTTCAGGAGCTATATAGACTTCGTCAGCGATTATTTTATCGTATATTTCTTTCTGTCTACTCTCAGCAATTGTTACGAGATCGGTCATTCCCTCTAATTCGTTCAGTTTAAGCATAGATATTTGCATTCGAGCAGGAACACCAGCTTCCTTAAAGAGGGGCAGTAATGATAATATTTCTTCTCGTCTTGTTAAAGGATCCAAAGAAAGGCTAGTACCGTAAGCTACTTTAATATCAAATCCGCCATCAATATCAGAACCTTTCAGCTCTACTGCTTGATTTATTTTCTCACGCCCAAGAGAATAAACAAGCTTAGGTGTAGTCCAGTGCTTACGAACTAGTTTAAGAATACTAGTATACATACTTTCGACTACCAGTACATATTTGTTAAATAGCCGTCTTCTTACCATGTTACCTTGGTTGGTTGCATACTGCAAGGCAGAACCTGAGGTTTCCCTTTGCATAGAACCAAACATCGCATCGTTAACCCCAGATACATGGTCAATACCTGCCTGTAGTCTATCCCGCATAAGGGTCATATCAGGTAAGGTAGAAGGTTTACTGAGTGGGTGAGGAGGCTGTCCTCCAGATACTTTAATAACTTCCACAGGTGAAGATGACAGGGCGTCCTGTTGTACGTTAGTTCCTGCAGGTACAATAAGCTTTGAAGCACCGTGAGCAGCACAGTTATCAGAGACTGTGATATCTAATCTGTTTATTAGGTCTTGTAAGTGTCCAGTGTAATCTAGGAAAGATTTACCGTACACGGAATTAACTACATCAATATCTGTAAGTATGTGAAATGGTAGCTCTCCTTTGGCTAGATTTTCGGATTTTTCGTCAATCTCTTCTGGAGAGTACCCTTTTTCGGTAAGGGTTTGCCTAAGTTCATTACTAACAAAGCGGTGAGGACTAGGACGAACATCACCAAGGACCTTGCCTGACTTATCACAAATGCAATACCTTCCTCTAAAATTGTTGGTAACATTACCTCTTTCCCAGTATTCATATAGTTCTATTGAGTTATATCTAACATTTTCTAATATAGACTCATTAGTTTGACCACTATTCTCTGTTATCTTATTCTTCTCAAAGTAATCAGAAAACTCTGGCCACCTAGCTTTAGCAATGTCCATAGGTACGTAAAATCGTTGAAATACATACTCGACATCTTTCCATTTACGGGCATCAGGATCAATAAAAATATCCCATATTGGAACTACTTGAACGTTAATATCACCCTCAAGAAGTACCTTATCTGTTTCCGGATCGTAATCAATAGGCTCACCTAGAGAGGAATCCCACACTACTTTAGTAAATCCAGTACCGTATATAAGTGTCTGTAATGACAAATGGTCTACATTTTCCTGCATATCATAGGCTCTCATACAGTGACGTACTATCCTATCTGCTGCATCTGCTTTCATTCTGTCTTCAGGATCTGACGAGGTAGCTTCTGTAGTAACCGCAGGAGGATTGCTAGACATTTGGGAATGAATAAATCGTAAGTTCTTAACTATATAGGAAATATTTACAGGTACATTAGCAGACTCAGGAGTGTTTCTTTCTGCAGTTCCGTAAGGTCTCAAGTCTTTATCTTCAAGCTCAGAGGCATACACCATAAACTCTGCCTGCTTCCACCAATACTCCATCTGTTTACGGTAATCTCTAGACCATCTAAGTCTATCCTGTAGCATTTTTTGTGGATTACTCCAACTCATCGATATCCTCCCTTAGTATCTACATACTTAGACATTTCCTCGTCCAAGATTACATCACCACTACGTCTACCATACTTATTGATAGCAGGAGCTATTTTACGTAATATTTTCATTTGTTCAGGAGAACAGCTACCACATTGTTTTTTTCTCATTAGGTAGTTATTTAGTCCTTTTAAGAATTTCCAGTGAGAAGGATCGCCATCACCGAGAGCCAGTACTTCCAAGGCTTCTTCTATACGCTCATTAAGGTCAGTTTCTTCCGATAAGTTAACGCTTATGTTTATATCCATACAATTACCTTTGTATTTTTGGGTATTTACGTTTAAATCTGTACACGCGTTGAGATATTGCCTGTTGTGCGTATTCCGCTTTCCTTCTTTCCCTACGTGCTCCCCACCATAAACTACCCAGTATAGGTATAAGTATAAGTTCTACATAGATAAATGTCAATACCATAGCAAAAATTGTGTCTCCGTTCAACGTCTCCATGCCCGCCCTCTTCTTAGTTTACTAACGGTGTTAGCCTTTTGTTCTTTTTCGTATGCAGCAAATCTTCTCTGGTCATCTAATTCTCTAAGGATTTCATGGGGATGTCTACCTGGGTGGTTTATTTCTCTTTCAGGTATTAGGTCTGCAAAATACTGTGCAGAATCACAACAGTGGTAAGAGTTACGATTAACTATAGACTCTCCTGTACTATTCCACATAGCATTAGAAAGCTCCTCTATCAGTAGGCCAGACAGTCCATCGGCCAAGATTAGCTGTCCTTCTCCTAATTTTTGCTGTAACTGTTTAATAAGTTCTAGTTTTCTTCCGTGAGTCTTACCCCAAGGATATATATAGGGAGGTATAGTTCCCCGAGAAACAGCATGTCCCATATACCAGGAA